GTTTCCCCACATATAGGTTTTCCTATGTGTATTGGATTCTAGTCCGCCCCTACGGTGAAGGATATGAATGTTTTACATTCATCTCGTTACTGTAGCTGGATCCCTTTCTGCCATTAAGGCGAGAACATGTTTAAAGAAAGAAATTCCTTTAATGTTCCCTCTTAACGGTAAGATGACCTTATCATCTTTGAACGGGTTAGATGGAGACACTGTCTCTTGAGAATCCGATTGGATTTTCTTAGTCAAGTGTTCCATTAAACCATCACATCAACCTTCAGTATAGAAGGTAAAATGTAATAGTGGCCCGTCAAAGATTAGCCTTCTCACCGGTTTATCCTGTACTAAGGTGGATAATTTGTTTCCAAATTGTCCCCTTATAAAGGAGTATAACGGTGAAGAAGTGAAGTCTGTAAAGACTTCAAAGCCAGCTGGTTCAGATAGCATTCCAAACCTTAATAAGGTATGGACTGTTTCCTGTATATTAGCTTCTCATGTTTTCTTATCTAAGTCAAACTTAGCTTCGTCAACACAAGATAGCAAAATATGCATATCTACTAAAGAGAGTGATCTATTCAACTTCATAAAAGCTGATAGACCATCTTTAGATGGGATAAAACCAAACGGACCAAGAACTAGTCAAAGAAGTTTATCGACTCCAAACTGTTTAGGTACAGTAGGAATTGATGAAAATCTTTGCCTTAGGTCTTGTTCGGAAAGTGCTAATCCTTTATTATATAGATCTAAAATCACAGATGAGATTCCTCACCTTGATTTTAGGGCTACTAATAAATTCTTAGCTCCTACAGCTGAAACTTCCCCATCCATAGTCACTAGTCTTTTAGCAAATTCGAAAGAATTGCTAGAAACTAGAGATTTGGATAAGTTGATTTCAACCCCAAGAATCTGAGTCATTATCATGTGATAAGATGCCGCAACAGCTTTATCAGCTATTACGATATCATCACCAAGTAATGCATAATTAGTGAATGAGGGTTTACCAACCCTTATTGCAGCTATTTGTACAATTACATGATGAGACAATGCAAGCATTGCTCATGATGATAAGGCACCCATAGGCTGACCAACTGAATATCTATAAGGAATATCCTTAAGGTATCAGTCTCTTCCAACAAGAAGAGTTGCTCAATCATTGGCAAAATTAGATCCAAATAATATGGAAATAATTTGCTTTTGAAAGTTCATCGGTAACCTATCGGTTGCAGAACTCAGATCGTAAGAATAGAATTCTACGTCATGGAGTAGTCCATCTTTATAAAGTTGGACTAATCTGTTTAGTGGAGCTTGCTGGTTAAAGGTACCATCCGTAAGGAGGCCCTTTAATTTTGCAAATATCCAACTATTCAGGGGAGCCATAACACTTTGTGTTATGGAATCCGCCATGGCGAAGACTCTAGCCTTTCCGGCTGCTTCCTCTTTGATTGCTAGTTTTCCTAGTTTTAACTCTAGGGGGCTAACAGAGGGTTTAACCCCTGTTGCCTCCCAGTGAGAAACTTCAGATCTTAGCAAATCAATAAGAACGTTACCCTTATTCATCCTTCCAATAAAGGAAAGAAGAACAGGGAATAACGGACTTATGTATCAAGCATAGATATCTTTTCAGATACCCATCATTGATACAGAGTGATTTGGCCCGGCAGATAATAGGTAAATTATGGGATTAGATAAAGTCAAAAGGTGTTTTGATCTTCCTTTCGGAATTTCAAGACCTAATGCTTCTAATCCTTTAATGACTTCAAACTTAGGTAAAGTATCAGAGATCCCATTAAAAGGATCCGTGATAGACTCTAACTTAAGTTTGCAAGGCATTTTAATTATCCTATAAACTGCCAAGGTAGACAAGACTCCCCTTAT